CTTAGAGAGATCTGGGAAGATGATTTAACCCCTAAAAAGAGAAGAAAAAACGACGGAGAACTGTATGAAAGGGCAATCCTTCAAGATCTAGAGAACGAAGACCCATACGGTGATGATAAAGAATTGTTTAATCCAGAAAAACGTGTCTAAATAATAAAAAATAGTAGCGTTAAATGCCTGTCCAACGAGTATCACGTACTTTTAAGGACATTTCTCTGTCTTTTGTACCTCATCCTATTACCAGAGACGTAATTCCTCTGAAGAATGAGAATGCGATATCTCGTGCAGTCAAAAATTTAGTCTTAACTCAGCTTCAAGAACGTCCTTTTAATCCAAATTTGGGTTCTAGGTTGAGTAAAAGTCTATTTGAGTTGATGGATACTACATCAGCATCTGCTATAAGTGAAGAAATTACTGAAACTATTGATAATTTTGAACCAAGAGTCAGTTTACGGAGTGTAGAAGTCATTCCTTACTATGATTCTAACGCATATGACGTAACAATTGTTTATGATATTGTTGGGATTGAAGCACAACCTCAATCACTCAATTTTCTATTAGAATCATTTAGATAAATGCCATTAACTCAGTTTACAAATCTAGATTTTGACCAAATAAAGACTCAAATTAAGGATTATTTGAGGGCAAATTCTAATTTTACCGATTTTGACTTCGAAGGATCGAACATGTCGGTCCTAATAGACACTCTTGCGTATAATTCTTACATTACTGCCTATAATAGCAACATGGTTGCTAATGAAGTCTTCATTGATAGTGCAACTTTAAGAGAAAATGTTGCCGCTTTGGCTCGAAACGTTGGATATACCCCTAGATCGAAGCAAGCAGCAACTGCAAAGGTAAGTTTTTTCGTTGATACGTCTACATATTCAGTTCAACCACTAACTTTAACATTAAAAGCAGGAATTGTAGCTGTTTCTAACACTTTTGCGAGTGAAAATTATAGTTTTGCTATAATGAATGATGTAACAGTACCTGTTGTTGATGAAATTGCAACTTTTTCTAATGTTGAAATTAAAGAAGGGTCATATTTAACGAAAACTTTCACTTATAGAGAGACTGGAGACGATGTTCCCATTGAAAAGTTCATTTTACCGAATGATGGGATCGATACATCAACAATTAAGGTAAGTGTATCACCTAATAGTGCTGCAACTAACTTAAAAACCATTTATAAGTTAACAAATAACATTGTTGACGTTACAAACACTTCTTTAATCTTCCTTTTACAAGAAGTTGCTGATGAAAAGTATGAAATACTGTTTGGAGACGGTAAGTTTGGTAAAAAACTTGAAGATTCTAATTTTATAACAGTAAATTACATTTCTACTAATGGTTTAGATGCAAATGGTGTAGATTCGTTTACATTTACTGGAAATATTGAAGATAATACAGGTGTTGTTGTTACTGAAGGAATTTCTTTACTTACATCAACCCAAAAAGCAGAAAATGGGGCTTCAATTGAATCAGTTCAGTCAATTAAGAAATATGCACCATTAGTTTACTCTGCTCAGAACCGTGCAGTGACTGCAGACGACTATAAAGCAATTGTTACTAAAATTTACTCTAATACAGAGTCAGTTTCAGTGTATGGTGGTGAAGATACAAGTCCTCCACAATTTGGTAGAGTCTTTATTAGTATAAAACCAAGAAATGGTAAATATTTGTCTCAAATTGAGAAAATTGAACTTAAGAACAAATTAAAGCGTTATACAGTTGCTGGAATCCTTCCAAACATTATAGATCTTAAGTATCTGTATGTTGAATTGGATAGTAGTGTATATTATAATGCTAACGCTACGAATAGTGTAAATGCCCTTAAAACAGCGGTTATTAGCACTTTGGATACATATGCTAAGTCAAGTGAATTAAACACCTTTGGAGCACGATTTAAGTTCTCTAAGGCATTGAATTTAATCGATAAGACTGATAGTGCTATTACCTCTAATATCACTAGAGTCTCTATGAGAAGAGATTTAAGACCTGCTTTGAATGACTTAGCAACATATGAACTTTGTTATGGTAATGCATTTAATGTTAATTCATTAAATGGTTATAATATTAAGTCTTCTGGTTTTACTGTTAGTGGTATAAGTGGAACAGTTTATCTTTCTGATATACCTAATCCAGATAGAAAGAGTGGTAGAGTAATTTTATTCAAACTATTAGCTTCTAACCAGGTTGCAGTTGTTAGAAATAATATTGGTACAATAGATTATACGAAAGGTGAAATACTATTAAATGCTCTAATTATTAATTCAACAACTATTGCTGGTGATCAACCAACTATACAAATCAGTGGTACACCTAAGTCTTATGATGTTATCGGATTACAGGATCTTTATTTGCAACTAGATAATAGTAACAGTTTAGTTACGATGGTTTCCGATACTATATCTTCTGGTGCTGATATATCTGGTTCTAACTATGTGGTTAGTTCTAGTTTCCCTAATGGAAGAGATGACCGTGAATCTCCTTTAGTAAGAGGAGTTCCTCAATATACAACTATAACTGGTACTGAATCATACACTGTACAAGAAGTTGATACTTCTTATGCAACAACTTATACCACTTCTACAACATTTAATTCTACTGAAGTAACAGCTAATTCAATCAACGGCGGATATTAATACTAATGATAGAAACAAGAGCCAAAACTTACTCGGTAGTCTCTAATCAGATTCCTGAACAGATTAGAAGTGAGTCTCCACTGTTTGGAGAATTTTTGCAGCAATATTATAAATCACAAGAAGCTCAAGGAGCACCAATTGATCTTGCGGAGAATTTAGATCAATATATTAAGAATGACTCTTTCCGTCAACAATCTCTTGTTACATCAACTAATTTAGATGGAGCAATTAATGCGTTTGATACAACTATCTCAGTAAACTCTACTGTAGGTTTTCCTGAACGTTATGGATATTTAAAAATTGATAATGAGATAATAACATATACAAGTAAAAGTAAAAGACAATTTTTTGATTGTAAACGTGCTTTCAGTGCAGTTACATCTTTGTTTAATAGTGATGAAAGTGATAGACTTACATTTTCAACTTCAGAATCTGCAGCACATGTAGATGATAGTGTAGTACATAACTTAAGTAATCTTTTCCTTATTGAATTTTTCAGAAAATATAAGGAACTTTATGTTCCTGGATTACAGGACAGATCTTTCGTTAGTGGACTTGACCAATCTCTTTTTGCAAAACAGGCTAAAGACCTTTATACAACAAAAGGTACTGATGATTCATTTGAGATTTTATTTCGTGCTTTGTATGGTGCAACAGCAACTATCGTAAAACCATATGAAAATACAATTAAACCTTCTGATGCAGATTATAGAATAACAGAAGATTTAGTAGTAGTTGCTCTTTCTGGAGATCCTTATAAACTTATTGGACAAACATTATATCAAGATGCTGTTGATGGAGTTCTTAATTATTCATATGGTTCAATTGCGAATGTAATTTCCTATAATAGAGAAGGAAATACATTATATCAAATAAGTTTGGATGCTGGTTCAGATAAAGATATTAGTGAATCTGGATCTATCTACGGTAAGTTTAGTATTACTCCTACAACTAGAACTGTAACTGATGAAATTGCTAGTGTCAATACAATCTATGTTGATTCTACTATTGGTTTCCCATCTTCGGGGACTCTAGTAATTGATGGTAAGGAAATTACTTATACTAGTATTACTACAACTCAATTCTTAGGACTTTCTAATAATACTGCTGCTATTAATAGAGATGCCTTAGTTAGGTTAAAATCTAGTATTTACGGATATGATGATGATGGTAATAAGATAACTGTAAGAATTACAGGTGTTGTCTCTGATTTTGTAATTCCTGGACCAAGTAATCAAATGGTTACTGGGGATTCGATTGATGTACAGAACCTTGGTATTTTAGAAGATACTAAGAAATCATTTACTGAATGGATCTATAATGTTCCTAATATTTTTAATGTAGAGACTGTTGAAGATATTGGTAACGGTAATACTAAGATTACATGTCCAGAAGTTCATCTTTTGTATATTGGTGATAAGGTTACTCTTGTTGACCAAACAACTTCTGCAGAAAGTAGTGCAGAAGTAGTTGATGTACCTTCTAATAAAATTGCAATTCTTAGTGGTGTTGGATTTATAGATTTAGCACATACATTTAAAGCTAGAAATCAATTAATTAGGGCTGAAGTACTTCCTGCTGTTAAGCAACCAACTTATAAGTTTAGTGCAAACGTTTCTAATGCATATGATTTAAACGTTGTTGGTATTGTGAGTGGAGTTCCTTATGCAGGACCTTATCATACCCACAATGGTAGAAAAATGGTGGGGCCAAGGCATACTGATGCTCCACATGATTATATTGAAGGTACACCAGAGAATCAGACTTATGTAACATCTTCGTCTATTCCCTATTATGCTAATCAGCAACTTAATGCTGACTTAAGAGGTATTTCAGTAAAAATTGCGTCTACTTTCTCTGGAGAAACTATTTCAACTTCTAGAAGTCATGATTTTATCACTGGTGATGAAGTTTATTATGTTCCAGGTACTACAACAACCTCTACTTTGATTGATGGAGTTGTTTCTACTTCTACGACTACTTTACCACTATCTCCTTTAACAGAAGGTTCATATTTTGCGTATAAAGTTGATGATCAATCATTTAAATTAGCATATTCTCGTGCAAACATCGATGCTGGTAAGTTTATTGATATAAGTGGTAATTCGGCTGGTATTACGACACATGAATTTGCTAGTAGACTTAAAGATAAGGCAATTGATTCACAAAGACTTGTAAGAAGGTTCTCAGAACCTGTCTTTGATTCCTCTGGTGAGGAATTTACAACTATTCCTGGTGAAAAGACAGGTATGTTTGTAAATGGTGTTGAACTTGCAAATTATAAGTCAAGAGATGCAATTTATTATGGAGAATTAGAAGGAGTTAACGTTTTGAATGGTGGAAGTGGACATGATGTCATAAATCCACCCGAATTACTTATTACTGACAATGCAGGTGTGGGTGCTACTGGTCATGTTAATGTAAAAGGATCTTTTGAAAGAATAGATGTAAAATATGCTGGATTTGATTACTTAGAACAACCTCAAATTACAATTTCTGGTGGTAATGGTGTAGGTGCTAAAGCAGAAGCAAAAATGAAGCAAGGGACACATGCTCCAACCCTTGACGTAGAAGTTGGTATTAATACATCAGATAATATCATTGGATTTACTACTTACCACCTATTCAATAATGGTGAAAGAGTATTCTATCGTCAAAACAATGGTACTGCCGTTGGAACAGGTACAACTTCCTTAGGTGATGGTTCAATTTACTTTGTTGGACTTTCTAGTAATACTGCCATCACATTACACTCCCATTATGATGATGCGATTGCTGGAATTAACACTATAGACCTTTCTGATAAAGGATCAGGTACTCAGAAGTTTGAAAGTGTCGATAAGAAGAATGTTGTTGATAAAATCTTTATTACAAACCCAGGAACGGGATATGAGTATAAAAAGAGAAGTGTTTTGGTCACTGGAATCAACACGGCTCGAAATACCATCAATATCAAGAATCATGGATATAAAGATGGTGAAATTTTAACATATGAGACTACAGGAACTGCAATTAGCGGTTTAGTAACTACAGCACAATATCAGGCTCTTGTTGTTGATAATAATAACTTTAGAGTTGCTCTTGCTGGTGTTGGAGGTACTTTAACTGAATCTTATGATAATGGAACCTATGTTAGGTTTACTGGAGTTGGAGTAGGAACTCATATATTCAATTATCAACCAATTTCTGTTTCAATTAGTGGAGAACTTGGTATTTCTTCTTCTTTGGGTGATTATCATGCAACTATGATTCCTGTTGTAAGAGGATCTGTTACAACGGTTGATTTAACCCAAAATGGTAGTGGATATGGTAACTCTTCAATCGTAAGTTACAACAGAACACCAAATATCGATTTTCTTGCTGGATCTGGTGCTGAACTTAGACCAGTTATCCAAGATGGTAAAATTGACCAGGTAATCGTTACTAGGGGAGGAACAGGATATAATTCCCCACCAGAAATCATTACATCTGGTATTGGTACTTATGCAACACTAACTCCAGTCATAGAGGACGGTGTAATCACTTCTGTGACCGTTGTTAATGGTGGTGTTGGATTTGTTACTGATAGATCTTTCTTAAGCGTAGAGACTGCTGTAGATGCTGCTGGTAGAGCACCTGTTATTGAACCTAAAGTTAAAGCATGGGAACTGGATAATGTAAAACGTTATAAGTCATTAATTAAACTTGATGATGGCTTTATGGAGCCTAGTACTGCTACATTTGGATCACAATTTACCCATTTGTATGCTCCTAGAAAATTAAGAGAGATGTTACCATCTCTAAAATTAAATGGTGAGAAAGATTATGGTACATATGATCTAGAGTATGAAAATGCTGAAGAAGTTTCTGAGAATCATTCTCCGATACTAGGATTTGCTTATGATGGCAATCCAATCTATGGTCCTTATGGATTTGCCAATATTGATGGTGGTGCTATTAGGAGAATGGTTCCTGGTTATGAATTAAATGCTACTAGGTCACTTGGACCTAGTGTTGGTGACTGGGAATTGGGATCATTTACTAATGATTACACATTTACTAATAAAGGTGATTTAGACAAGTATAATGGTCGTTTCTGTAAGACACCTGATTACCCAGAAGGTACTTACGCATACTTTGCAACTATTGATAGTTCTTCCCAACAGGATGCTACTTTTGACAAATATTTTACTCCTGTATTCCCATATGCAGTTGGAGAAGCATTTAAGTCTAAACCTGATTCTTATAACTTCAGTCCTGATTCAATTACAGATAAAGTTGAACTTGATAAGGGTGGTTATGTAAGAAACATTTATCCATATAAACTTTCGTTTAATGCGAGTGATTATGAATATGTAAAACGTCCAGACAAGAATGTTGATGATTTTGCATCGATAGTTTATGCTGCTACTGGTGGTGTAGAGTCTGTTAAAATTGAATATGGTGGAGTCGATTATAAAGTTGGTGATCAAGTAATATTTGATAATACAGAAACTGGTGGTTCTAATGCATCATCAAGAGTAACTAAAATTGGTGGAAAAGATATAGTTAAAATTTCTTCTTCTACTACTAAGAAGGATGGAGTTACTTTTGAAGTAGCTCTTGATAAGAAGAAAGTTATTGCTAGAACACCTGCACCACATGATTTCAAAAATGGTGACTTTGTTAGTGTATCTGGAATATCTTCTCAGTCTATTATTAATTTAGATGGTGTTTATAATATTGGAGTTAATACTTCAACATTTAAAGTAGCAACTGGTATTGGAAGTACTGGTGTTACAGGAATTGTTACCTTTATTCCAATTAATGGAGATGTAGCAGTTCTACAACCAACTGATGTAATTGGTATTTCAACAGAACAAATGTTTGTTGTAAATATTGATGAATTTAATTCAAGAATTCGAGTAATAAGAGAATATGGTGGAACTGTAGGTACTGCTTATACTCAAGGTTCAATAATTGAAGAAAAACCAAGAGCTCTTACTCTTAACGTTGGTGTTAAAACAGATAAAGAAATTAAACTTCAGAATAGTACTTATTTTGATCCATCAGAAGTAGTTGGTCTTGGAACTACTGCAGGTGTGGGTATTAATAGTGTTATATCTGTAACTGCTCCTGGTTTAGCAGTTGGGGTTGGTACTTCTGTTGCTATTCCAACAAGATCAATTTATATTCCAAGTCATAATTTTAATACTGGAGATTCTTTAACTTATTCAAGTGGTGGTGGAACTGTTGTTTCAGTTTCTACTGATGGAGTTAATAACTTTAATCTTCCAACACAAGTTTATTCTATTAACTTAGGACAGAATATTATTGGTTTAACATCAATGCCAGTTGGAATGGGTTCTACTGGTTATGTGGTTGGTGTTGGATCTACCGCTGCGGAACAACTTTATTTCCATAGTGTTGGTACTGGAGTAACACATTCATTAACTACTCAAGATACTCAGTTAACTGGTATATTGGAGAAAGTTGTAGTTACTGCAACTGCTACTACTGCTCATGGTCTTGGAATTGGTGATACCGTCTTTTTAAGTGTACTACCTGGAATTACTTCTTCATATATCGTTAAGTATAATGATTATAATAGAAAGACAACTGTAGGATTAGCAACTTTCTTACAAGGGGATGTAAGTACCACTAATAATACTATTAGTATTACTAATCATGGACTTAATACTGGTGATCAAGTAATATATGAATCAACTAGTGCAGTATCTGGTTTAAGTGATAATTCTGGTTATTTTGTTATCAAAGATAATTCAGATCAGATTAGATTAGCTTCTAATTATCATAATGCTACTATTCAATATCCATTAGCAGTTTCTTTAGCATCTACTGGTGGAGCAGTAACACATTCTCTTCTTCCTATTAACCCTCTTCTTACAGTAACAAGAGGACAAAAGTTAGAACTCAATGTTGCTGATAGTTCATTAGCTAATGTTTCAGGTGGTACAACTTATTCTGCATTCTCAGTTAATTTCTATAGAGATCAAGATTTTAAACATGAATTCCTTACAGTAACACCAGATCAATTTGATGTTAGTACTAGCGGAAGCGTTGGTATAACTGGAGGAAGGGTATTCTTACAAACTAATGCTAAGACTCCTGAAATACTTTATTATAATTTAACTCCGGTTAATCCAGATAGAATTACTACAGTTCAGTCTGAGATTGTGGTTGATAAGACTGTTAAGAATTATAATACAATTAAATTAGTAGATTCTTTATATGATGGTAATTTTAAACTATCTGCTATTGGATCAACCACGTTTACTTTTAATGTTCCAAAGGAACCAGAAAGTGCAGAATATACTAATATAACTGCAGACCTTTCATATACTACATCTTCTGAAGGTGCTTTAGGTCCTATTGCAGATGTTAAGATAACCAATAAAGGATTTGGTTATAATATTATTCCTGGCATTTCTACTGTTAGAAGAACATATACAGGAGCTGCTGCTACAACTTATGGTAATGGTTGTGTTTTAAGAGTTGAAAGTGATTCAATTGGTAAAGTACAAACAACTCATATTACTAATCCTGGTTACGAATTCCCATATGATCAAACTTTACGTCCAACAGGAGCATTACCAAGTCTCTTTAAGATTGATAGGTTTAGAACTTTAGATCATATTGGACTTAGTTCTGGTGGCCATAATTATTCTATTGCACCTAAGTTAATTGTTAAAGATAGGGTAAGTGGATTAATTTTAGATGAATGTGATATTGTTACTGAGGTAAGTGGATCAGTTGGTGTTTCTAGTGCTATTATTAAGAAAAATACTAAGAGACTTCAAGATCCTAAACCAACCATAATACCTATTCATAACTCTAATGGAGTTGGTATTGAAACTGTTGGATTTACAACCACTTCAGCAACTGTTGAACTAACTCTTGATACTGATTTTTCTTCGGGACAAGACTTCCCATTTGCTGTGGGTGATAAAGTTTTAGTTGAGGGTGTTGGCATTGCTACTACTGGATTTGGATATAACTCTAGTGAATATGATTATAATCTCTTTACTCTTAATTCTATTACTCCTAATTTTGGTGGAGCTAATCCAAAAGTTACTTTTGTCCTAGAAAATGATAATCCTGGTGAATATGATCCTGATGCTTCGGCTGGTAGAGTAATACCGGAAAAACATTTCCCTGGTTTTGAACCAGTTACTAGAAAAGGTGATTTTAATCTTAAAGAAACAATTACCCAAGAAACACTTACAGGAACTAAGACAGGTACTGTAATTGGTTGGAATAGAAATAATAATACTCTAAGAGTTGCTACTAGTGATGTATTTGAAGATGGTAGGGAAATTGAAGGAGGATCATCTAATCAAGTTGGATTTATCCAATCAATCGAATCTTTTGATTCTACTTTTGATGTAGGACCTCTTGTAGAGCAAAGACAAGGAAACCAAAATATAACTGGTTTCTTAAATGATTCTCGTCAAAGAGTGGCTGATAATGATTATTACCAAGCATTCTCATATGCTATTAAATCACCTGTTCAGTATGCTACATGGAAAGATGTAGTTAGTGAAATAACTCATACCAGTGGATTTAAGAAGTTCTCTGATATGGAGATTGAATCCTTTGATGGAAGACCCAATGATGCAGATGAGCAAGGAGCTGGTTCTTATGGAACAGGTGGTATTGGATTCCCTAACCCTAGTAGGGGTAGTGCTTCTGCAAATGTTGGAGTTCAAACAGTAAGTATTAAAGTTGATTTATCAGCGGTAACTGATGTTGATACTAGATTAGATTTTGATCAAGCTTCTGAATTAAGTGTTGAGGTTGCTGGTATAAGCAGTGCGAATCAAATAACAGTTTCTAAAGAAATTGTTTTAGAAAATAAGATTCTTACTGACTATGAGGAAGCAAGAACTAATAGGGTTCTATCCATCGATGATATTGGAGATTTATTCTCTAGTACTCCTAGAACAGACCCCTTTGAGAAGTTTGATTTTGTAAACAAAGATACCTTCTCTGCCCACAGATACTTCTATCATATAAAAGACACACGTTATACTGGAGAGACTCAAACTGGATTCTTCAATATTGTCCAAGATGGTTCTTATTCTTATATTAACCAGTATAGCATAGACAGTTCTGGTTTCTTAGGATATTTTGATTATGTCTTTAGTGGTGCGTTTGCTAACGTTAATTTCTATCCAACTAAGTATGAATTAAACAATTACGTTATTGATTTCCTTGCTGTTGATTTCAATAGAATGACTGGTGTTGGAACTGGTGCTGTTACTGGAATTGGATCAACTTCTATAGGTGATTTAGTTACAGTCACAGGATTTACTACAACTACTTCTATTGGAGCAGCAAGTACTATTCTTGGTATTAGTTCTTCTAATTCTGCTGCTAATAAAGTAATAGTTGAAGTTGTACAAACTGAAGCTGGTATTGCCACTCATCAATTAGCAGAACTTAATATCATTCATGATAGAACTGGTAATGATTCTGGTACTGGATTTGTCGATTATGGTACATTCTCCAGTGGTCCAATGATTGGAACATTTGGAGTTGAAACAAATGGGCCAACCAATTTGAATTTCTATCCAAATGCTGGTGTTAATACAACTTGTGCTGTGAAGATTGTTGATTATGAATTTAATGCTAATGCTACTGGAGTTGGTTCTACAACAATGATAGAATCAATGATGGAGTCGTTCTATACTTCCATCTCTGCTTCTGGAACTCCTGGTGAGAATAAGATTTGTGGATTTACAAGTACAGAGTATGAAGGTGCTCATTTTATAGTCAATATTGAGGATACTACAAATACTAAGGCAGCTCTTACTGAATTACTTGTTTCACATTCAAGTGATGGTATTACTGCTCAAACTTACTCTGCAGAATATGGTGAAGTTCTTACTTATGATGATGATGGCAATGGATTAGATGTAGGATTAGGAACTGTTGGTGCTGGATTCTCAGGTAGCGATTTCTGCTTATACTTTACACCAAATGCAAGTATAGCAACTAAGGTAAGAGTATTTGGTCAAACTCTTGAGAATCAAAGATCTGGTGGTATCTCTACTATTGGTATAGGAACTGGTTCAGATTCTATCGGTCAATTCCGTACTGGAGAAGGTACTTATAGTGGTACTCTTTCTGTTGTTAAACGTAACTTTAACCTTACTCATAGAAACAGACCCATCTTTAGAAAGGTATGGGATCCTGAAGTAGATACTTCAATTGTTAGTATTGATGCAAATACTATTCAAATTGCAGATCATTTCTTAGTTAGTGGTGAGAAACTTACATATGCTTATGATGGAGCTGGTATTGCTACATCTGGTGGAGTAATTGGAACTACTGTTTATGCTGTAAAGGTTAGTGAAGATCTTATTAGACTATCACCTACTGCATCTGATGCTCTTGCGACCCCTCCAACAACTTTAGGATTTACTACAGTTGGAACTGGTAATAGTCATTCTATTACATGTCATAAGCAAGATACTAAGTGTTTAATTGCTCTTGATAATAATATTCAATCTCCTATTGTTTCTACTGGTGTTACTGTTGGATTGGTTAGTACCATGAATGCATCCCAGGTAAATGCTCGTATTACTGGTATTGCTTCAATGATTGGTGGTGATATCATTAAGATTGACGATGAATACATGAGAGTTAAATCTACTGGTTATGGTGGAGTTGCAGATCAATTATTAGTAGATAGAGGATGGTTAGGAAGTGACTTAGGAGTTCATACTGCAACATCTACAGACCCTGCTGTTGTTACTAAGTATGATGGTAATTACACTATACTAGGTAATTCACTTAACTTTGTAGAACCTCCTTATGGTGAGGAAGGTTATGCTGGACTACAAACACGTTCTACTTTCCAAGGAAGGTCATTTATTAGAACTGCAGAATCTGATGACAGTGAGGCTTATAAGGATAACCTCCTCTTTGATTCTATATCTAAAGATTTTACTGGCATTGCTAAGACATTTACATTAACTAGTGAGTCTGGTAGTGTAGTTGGATTCTCTACAAATAATGGTGTATTCTTATTAAATGAAATATTCCAAGGACCAGATGTTGATTACACTTTAACTGAAGATGTTAGTGGAATATCTTCCATAACATTTACTGGTACTGCTTCATCTGTAACATCTGATTTAAATGTTGGTACTCTTCCTAGAGGTGGTATTCTTGTTAATGTTGGTTCTTCTGAAGGAATGGGATATCAACCACTTGTTGCTGCTGGTGGTACTGCTATTGTTTCTGGTTTAGGTACTATTGAGTCAATATCGATTGGTAATAGTGGTAGTGGTTATAGAATCGGTATTCAAACGGTTTATGTTGGAGTTGGTACTTCAGGGGCTACTGGATATCCAAATATTGTTTCTATTGGTACTGCTGTTGTTGAAAGTGGATACATTGTAAGTATTGGAGTTACTGATGGTGTTTCTGCTGGATATACATTTACTAATCCACCTAAAGTCTTTATTGATGCTCCTACAGGATATGAAAATATTCCTTTAGTTGCTGCTGGTGGTTCTACTACAAATGGAGTTGATGCTACCGTTGATATTACAGTTGGTTTAGGTAATAGTGTAATTCAATTTAAAATTGGTGATACTGGACGTAACTATGCTGTTGGTGATGTATTAACTGTTCCTGCTAATACTGCAAACTTTGCTGGTATTCCAACAACTGGTACACCTGCAAACTTTAAGGATTTCCAGATTATTGTTGAATCAGTTCATGATGATAGTTTCTCTGCTTGGACATTTGGACAATTAGAAGTTCTTGATAACTTCAGTCCATTCTTTGATGGAGTTAAGAAATCATTTACAATTAAGAAAGCGGGTGTTCCTGTTTCACTTAGGTCTGCTAAGGGATCACCTATTAGAATTCAAGATAATTTGATTTTGTTTATTAATGATATTTTACAAGATCCTGGAGTTTCTTACGAGTTCAAGGGTGGTAGTGTTATTGACTTCCTTGAAGCACCTAAAGCAGGTGATACTTTAAAAGTATATTACTTTAAGGGTTCTGCTGCTGACTCAGTATTTGTTGATATTATTGAAACAATCAAGAAGGGTGATAAGATTCGTCTTCGTGATGAAGCTACTAAGTCTTCTACTTTTGGATTCGATCAAACTGAACGTATTGTTAGCGGTATTCAGACATCTGATAAGTTTAGCACAGTTCAGTATTTCGGTCCTGGTATTACTACTAATACTGCTATGGAACGTCCTATGACGTGGAGTAAGCAAAAGGATGATATTGTTGTTGATGGTGTATATGTTTCTAAAGCAAGAATCATTAATGAATCTGCAATTACTCCTTCTACTAGAATCATTAGTAATGTTGGAGTAGGATCTACTACAATCTATGTTCAGAGTCTCCGTCCATTATTTGATGATAGTGAGGAAGGATACACAGGTTCTGAGTTGAATTTGATTATTGTAGATGAGAATACACCTAAGATTTCTGCTGCTGCAACTGCTATTGTTTCTGATACAGGAACCATTAGTCTAGATTTGACAAATGCAGGTATGGGATATACTGAAGCACCTACTGTTTCTATTAGTACGTACTTCGGTGTAACAACACTTTCAACTGCTTCTGCTACTGTAAGTGCTGCTGGTACAGTTAATACTATAACTGTTGATGAGGTAGGTGCTGGTTATACCAATGCAACTACTCCTTTAGTTCTAATAGGAGAACCAACTGGTGTTGCGGATACACTCGGTACTCCTGTTATGCAAGGTGATTTTGGATTTATTTCTGGTATTGCTGCTACTACTGTTGGAGTTGCATCTACTGGTCTTATATTTGACTTATACGTAAATGAATTGTTCAGAGATGCTACCAGAGTTGGTACTGCAGTAACTATATCTGCTTTAACTGTTGGTGATATCTTCTATGTACATAATTCTAACACAGGTATTGGACTAACATCTTACGGTACTGGAACGGGTATCGGAACTGTTGGTATTGGATCTACCTTTATAGATAACATATATGAAGCTATGGCGGTTTCATATAGTGAAAATTATGTAGTTGGTGTAGGTACTACTGGGGTTCAAAGAGTCACAGTTAGTGTATCTTCTACAGATAGTGTTACTACTGGAATCAATAGTTACTTCGGAAATTATACTTTCGGTAAATTGACTAATGTTACTAGAGATAGTGACCCTCATGCGTTTAATATTGTAACGGATAATGGAATTACTGGGTTGGCAACAGCTCCTGTAATACGTCGAATCAAAAACGTCAAACGTTCTTACTAAATAAAGAAAAAAAGTCTAAGTAAATGTCTGCTATTATAACAGATCAATTGAGGGTCTTGAATGCCGCTAATTTTGCAGCAGGTATTAAGACGACTACAAATAGTTATTATAGTTTTATTAATCTGCCGAACGCAACTGATGTTCAGTCAGATTGGGATACTAATGTTCCTGATCCTAAGGATTCTTTTCATCAGGAAGATAGATATTGGGATACTATGATAGCATTGAAGAAAATCAATGCTGGAGACGTAAAAAGAGTTGTAAGAAAATTACAGTGGACTTCAGGTACAACATACGATTATTATAGAGACGATTATAGTAGATCTAATACTGCTGCACAAACTGGTTCATCTAACCTTTATGGTGCAAATTACTATGTAATGAATAGTGATTACAGAGTTTATATTTGTATTGCTAATGGTTATGACCCAGATAACTTACTAGGTAAACCGTCTCTTGATGAACCTCTTCACACAGATTTGGAACCAAAGGCTGCTGGTACTAGTGGTGATGGTTATCTATGGAAGTATCTCTATACTATTAATCCAGGAGATTTGGTTAAGTTTGAGTCAACTAATTTCATCCCAGTTCCTGATGACTGGATGACTACTACTAATGCTAATATTACTGCAGTAAGAGGTAATGCTGCTCTTGCTGGTAACCAGTTAAAGAATATTGTTATTACTAATAGAGGTGCTGGTTATGGTAATGCTGCTACTTATACTAATGTTCCCATTAATGGAAATGGAAATAATGCTAAATGCTCTGTAACTGTTAACTCTTCTGGTCAAGTATCTGCTATTAGTGTTACACAGGGTGGTGATGGATACACATATGGTACTGTTGATTTAGAAACAGGTGGTATTACTAACACTGCTGGTAGTACTGATGCAGTCTTTAATGTTATTATTCCTCCACAAGGAGGACATGGTGCTGACATTTATAGAGAGTTAGGAGCAACTAGAGTCTTAGTTTATTCTCGTATAGAGAATGATGACTCTAACCCTGATTTTGTTACAGGACAACAATTTGCAAGAGTTGGTCTTGTAAAGAACCCAGAAGAAAATGCATCTTCTACAGTTGTTAGTGCCACTCAAGCGAGTGCTGTTTATGCATTAAGATTAACTGGAGCAGGTGTAACTGCAGCAACATTTACTGCAGATTCCAGAGTTCGTCAAACAGTTGGTTTAGGATCTACTGCTGTAGGTCAAGTTATTGCTTGGAATGCTACAACACGTGTTCTTAAGTATTGGCAATCCAGTGCTCTTGCAGGATTTACTACTGCAGGTATAGCAAAGACTAATCCAGAATATGGATTTGAGTTGCATGATTTCTCATCTACTGTAGCAACAGGAGGAACAACTGTTATTAGTGGTGGATCAGTTGATTTGAATATCGATCTAGACTATAGCGGTATCACCACCGTAATAAATAATAAAACGTATAACTTAGGACAAACCTTTACAGAAGGAGTTGCTCCACCAGAAGTTAAAAAATATTCTGGAGAGATTATATACGTTGATAATAGGGCATCTATTACGAGGTCCATCAATCAAAAAGAAGACATCAAAATCATCGTCGAGTTTTAAAACATGTCACAGGAAACGAACCTAAACGTTAGTCCATATTTTGACGACTTTGATGCGGCTAATGATTTTCATAAAGTATTATTTAAGCCTGGTTTTCCAGTTCAGGCAAGGGAATTAACGACTTTACAATCTATTCTTCAGAATCAGATTGAGAGTTATGGAGATTATACGTTTAGAGAAGGTTCTAAAGTAATACCTGGTCAAGTTTCTTACCAGTCTGATTATTATGCTGTACAAGTTGAGGCAGCATATTTCGGTATTCCTGTATCATTTTATGCTGAAAAGTTAATTGGTAATAGAATACAAGGGGAAGTTTCTGGAGTTACTGCAAAAGTTGTTGATTATATTACAGAATCAGAGTCTGATAATGGAAATTTAACTTTTTATCTTCAGTATGAAAAGTCTTCTACTACTTTTAGTGGACAAACATTCCAAGATGGAGAAACTCTTTTAACTCTATCTTCAATAACTTATGCAAATACTGTAATTGCTGCTAATGAAGGATTTGCAAATGCTATTCCTAGTGGTGCTACAGCTACTGGATGTGCTGTTCAAATAACAGAAGGTGTTTATTGGCTTAGAGGAAATTTTGTAAGAGTTGCAAAACAGACTCTTATTCTAGATCAATACACCAATACACCATCATATCGTGTTGGATTATCTGTACAAGAAGAAATTATAACTGCTGGTGCAGATCCTTCATTGTATGATAATGCTAAAGGATTTAATAATTTTGCTGCTCCTGGTGCAGATAGACTTAAAATATCTGCTATTTTAGCAAAGAAAAATGTTGATGAACTTAATGATGAGAATTTTGTAGAAATAATGCGTCTTGTTGATGGAGAAAAGGAGTTTTTCCAAGACGATTCACAACTTTCACTTATAAGAGATGCCTTAGCAAAGAGGACATTTGACGAATCTGGTAATTATTATGTAAAACCTTTTAGATTAAAGGTTAAAGAGTCTTTAAACAATAGAATTGGAAATAAAGGAGTTTATTTACCTGGTCAAACTACGCAGGACGGAAATACTCCATCTAAAGATACTATGATTTACCAGATTAGTCCTGGTAAAGCATATGTACGTGGATATGATATTGAAACAATTAGTAATACTAACATAGATGTTCCTAAGGCTAGGACTACAAAAGAAGTAAAAAATATTGGAATAGATTATAATACTGGATCACAATTTATTGTTAATAGAGTATTTGGTGTTCCCAACGTTGGATTAGGAACTACCTCTTTTGTTACTCTAAGAAGTGAAAGAATTGGTGTAACCAGTGCTACTGCTGCTGGAGATGAAATTGGTAAAGCAAGAGTATATGGATTCTCTGCAGAATCAGTAAATCTTAAGTCATCTAATCAAGATGAGAATGAATGGGATTTACGTTTGTTTGATATTCAAACATACACAACATTAGGAATTAGTACTGATATCAATATTTCCCTACCGGCACGTATTACAGGCGATTCTAGCGGTGCTGAGGGGTATCTCACAGCTGCTGTGACTAATGGTACAAGTCTCAGTGTTTACTGTAGTAATGGTAATTTTGTTAAAGATGAGTCATTTAAGGTTAATGGTAACGATGTAGGTCCTATCATTAAGACTATTAAGGATTATGGACTAAATGATGCATTTTCTGTTTACTCAAATCCAGGGGTAGGACAGACATTTAATGCTGATTTTAAATTACCTAAAGGTGTATCTCCTAAAGCAAGAACTTTCCGTGGTAATGTACCATCATTTACGATTACTCCAGGAAATCAAGGAATATCTACTATAACAAGTGCTGGTAATAATTTCGCTGGCATTGTAACAACAGGTAATTATGTTTCTTATGCAGGAACTACTACTGATACTAGTTTAAACAGAGTCACTGCAGTTGCTGCTGATGGTAATAGTATTACTGTGGCCGCTGCTACATCAGTATCCGGTGTTTATAATGGTCAACTTCCTGGTGTTAATGACGTTGTAACTCAAACATTACAAATTCGTTCATTAGATAATAAAGTTCAGGCTGGTAATTCCTTACTTACTAGACTACCTGATTCTAATGTTAATGATATTAATATTCTTGATTCACATATTATTGTCAAAAAGCAATTTAGAAATGTAACTGTTGCAAGTAATCAGATTGCCGCTTCTCAGTTTAGTTTAGAAGCAGACTTTACTTATCTTCCCTTTACTCCAGAGAGGTATGTTATTTCTTATGGGGATGGTTCACATGAACCACTTACTGCTGGTCAAGTAGAAATTAGTGCTGACAGCAAAACTCTGAGTTTCTTCAACCTTTCAAGAGCAGCAGATACTCAGACTAGAGTAGATGTAACACTTAAAAAAGATAATCCATCATCAAAAGAGAAGAGATTTAATACTGGTGTTACAGTTATTACAAGATCTTCTAAAGTAGGTTCTGGTTCTTCAACAGAAAGTCTTCAAAACGGATTAACATTTAGTAATCTTTATGGGTCTCGTGTTGAAGATGAAGAAATTTGTTTGAATGTTCCTGATGTTATTAGGGTTCTTGGTGTTTATGAATCCAATGACATGACAGATCCTGATCTGCCATCTATTACTTTGGCTTCATTATCAGGTCCTAATGGAACAACTGCTGATTTAACAGTTGGTGAAGAAATAGTTTCTTCCAATGGTTCTGTTGCTGTTATAGCAGAAATAACAAGTTCTACTCAACTTGGAGTTGTTTATAGAAATGATTCTATTATACAAACTGGGGATACAGTAACATTCCAGTCATCAGGTATTAGTGGAACAGTAACAGCATTTACTATTGGTGATAGAAATATTCTTAATAAGTATACTGTTGACACTGGACAGAGACCTGCTTTCTATGATTTCGGAAGAATTGTTAGAAAGAAAGATGAAACAGCACCTTCTAATAGAGTAAAAGTAGTTTATCATCATTATGTGGTTCCTTCTGCTGATGAAGGAGATATGTTTAGTGTTAAGAGTTTTGATGTTGATAGATTTGATGCTGATATTTTCTACCTAGATGAAAAATATACAGATAGATTAACTGATTATATTGATATAAGGCCTGTTGTTTCAACTTATGATCCTGATAGTGCTACAAAGTCAGCGTTTGAATTTGATTCAAGAGTTTATACTGGTACTGGACAAACTCCACCTTATGTTCTTTCTGATGATGAGACCTTAAATTTAACATATACTTACTATCAGGGAAGAATTGATAGAATATTTTTAACAACTAATGGTTCTTTCCAGATCCAAGTTGGTAATCCTGCGGATGAACCAGTTGCACCAGCTCCTGTAAATGGTGCTTTAGATGTGGGGACAATATGGGTTCCACCTTATACTTTTGAAGCACAGCAAGTAAAGACTCTACTTAAGTCATACAAGAGATATCAAATGAAAGATATCGGTAGACTTGATAATAGAGTTAAGAACCTTGAGTATTATACAGCACTTTCTATGTTGGAAAGTGATACAAAGAATATGTCCATCAAAGATGCTGATGGATTGGACAGATTTAAGTGTGGATTCTTAGTAGATAACTTTAAATCTAACCTTGCTTCTAGTGTAAATGATCCTGATTTCAATGCTTCAATTGATAAAAATGCTGGTGAGATGCGTCCATCCCACTATACTACTGCAGTAGATTTACTATTAGGTACTAATGCCATTATTGGTATAGGTCAAACAGCAGATCCTTCTCAGGATTATGGTTTTGCCACAGATTTAGTTGGTAGTGGATGTCGTAGAACAGGAGATTTAATTACTCTGGATTACGATGAAACTATAATGGTTGAGAATCTTTATGCTTCTCGAACAGAAAATGTTCAACCATTTGCTGTATTGTTCTGGCGTGGAAGTATGGAATTAAATCCATCTTCTGATGTTTGGATTGATACAAAGAGAATTGATACGCAAGTTATTAATATTGAAGGAAATTATGAAGATATGCTCAAGGAGACAGGTGCTGATCCAAATACAGGTCTTATCTCTACTGTATGGAATTCATGGCAGACAGATTGGGTTGGTGTTGATGTAGCTACAACAGTCAGTCATGAAACTCGTGTTCAGAGAACTGGTGATGTTCCTAGAACAATTGATATTGCATCTAACAGAGGTTGGGGTTCTCCAAGTCAGTGGTTCTTTAGAAATGTTGAGGTTAGTGCTCAGACAATTCAGGTTGAGGTAACTAACCAAGAAACTACTACAAGTACTCATCAGTCTAGGACTGGACTTACAACTAGATTAGTTGAAAGAATTGATACAGAATCTTTAGGAGATCGTGTTGTTGATCGTGAGAATCTTCCATTCATGCGTTCACGTAATATTGAATATGTGATTAAGGGATTGAAACCAAGAACTCAATTATATGGATTCTTTGAAGGGGAAGACGTTGCTAAGTTCTGTTTCCCTAAACTGTTGGAAATAACGATGGATAATGGTACATTCCAAGTGGGTGAAACTGTTATTGGTACTCCATCAATTTTAGATGAAGGAGCAAATACTGCATCTACTCCTTACATTCAGTTTAGAACTGCTACACCAAATCATAAGTATGGTCCATATAATGCTCCTACTGATACCTATACTGTTAACCCATATGCTGATAATCAAGGCATAGCAGAAGTTTATACATCAACTGCTGTTATTTTAAACGTTGATACATTCAGTCTTCAGAACCAACCACAAGGTGATTATTATGGATTTATAAATGGAAGCATGACTCTTAGAGGACAAAGTAGTGGTGCTCAAGCAACAGTTACAAAATCACGTCTTATAAGTGATAATGTTGGTACATTAATTGGTTCTTTCTTTGTTCCCGATTCTACAATAGCAGAAAACCCACAGTTTACTGCTGGTAATAAGAGCCTTCGTTTCACTTCTTCTCCTGTTAATTCACTTATACCAGGAACTATTGCGACAGCAGTAGAGAAGAATTATGAGTCTTCTGGTGTTCTTGAAACTATTCAAGAAACAATTATTAATACCAGAAATGCTGAAATTGTAACTGAAGAGTTGACTGATAACAGAGTTCTTACTGATAGACAAAGAAGAGAGATTGGTAGAAGAGATGTTGCTGTTCTTAACACAACAACTACAACAGTTAGACAAAGAGTTATTACTAGATGGTGTGACCCTCTAGCACAAACATTCAGTGTACCTGAAGCTAATGGTGTATTCCTTACAAGTGTAGATCTTTACTTTGAAACTAAGGATGAGATATTACCTTGCGGAGTTGAAGTTAGAACTGTAGAAACTGGTTATCCAACTACAACCATCTTACCATTCAGTAAGGTTGATGTATCTGCTGCTAATATTAATGTATCAGCAGATGCTAGTGTTCCTACTAGATTTACATTTGATTCTCCAGTATATGTTGAAGGTGGCAATGAATATGCATTGATTGTTATATCTCCTTCTACTGAATATAACATATGGATTTCGAGATTAGGTGATGAAGATATTTCTACTACGGGATTAGGAGAATCTCAGAAAGTAATTATAACCCAACAACCATATTTGGGATCATTATTCAAATCTCAGAATGCTTCTACATGGAGTGCGTCTCAGTATGAGGATATGAAGTTTGTATTGAATAAAGCGGACTTCACGGCTGGTACTACTGGAACTGTTAACTTCTATAACCCACAACTTGCTGTTGGTAATAATGAGTTAGTTGAATTAACTCGTAACCCACTTACGGTTCTTTCTAAGAGAGTTACACTTGGTTTAACTTCTTCTATTGCGGATAGTATTGATACACTTGGTATTACTACTGGTGTTGCAATTGCACAAACTGGATCTGGTTTATCAGGTGGTTTAGGACGTATTATTGCGATTGGTGGTTCTGTTGTAAGTAGTGGTTCTACAGATTCTCTATTATCAGTTAATGCTGGTACTGGATATACTGTTGCAACTACAGAAAATATTCAACCATTTACTATTACTGGTAGTGGTTCTGGAATGGTGGTTACTGTTCAGGTATCTACTGCTGGTTCTGTATATCAAGATCCTAATAATAAGGCTGGATTAGTTGGACTTGTTAGTGTTACTGATGGTGGTAGAGGATATAAGATTGGTGACGTAGTTGGTATTCCAACTGCTTCTATGAATGGTATTGGTACAGGAGCACAACTATCTGTTGTCTCAATTGGATTTACTAATACATTATTCTTAGATGATGTTCAGGGAGACTTTGTTGCTGCTGGTGCTAGTATGAATTATGTTACTAATACTGGTATTAGATCTGAAATTAATGGTTCTGGTTCCAATGTAACTATTTTATCTGGTCAAGCAATTGCAGATCCTTATTATGATGGTAAATCAATGAAGGTTTATCATAAGAATCATGCTATGCATGAATCCAATAACCTCGTTAAGATTGATGGTATTGTGAGTGATATTGCTCCAACTTCTATAACTGCTGCTTATGGTAGAGATAACACTGGAGATTTAGTTGTAAGTGCTGGTAGTGCATTTACTTCATTCGAAGGTGTCGGAGTTGGTACAACTAACCCAGGATATCTTAAGATTGGAAATGAGATTATTAAGTACACTTCAGTTAGTGGTACTACAATTAGTGGAATTACTAGAGCACAAGATTCAACTCTTGCATTTACTCATCCAATAAATTCACTAGCATATAAGTATGAGTTTAATGGAGTATCTCTAAGGAGAATTAATAAGACTCATAATATGTCTGAAGTTGCAAATCAAGGATCTCATCCTATAACAATGGATACTTATTTCCTTGGTATTGATATGAATGAGACAGCATCTGATGGTGTTGGTATTGGTATTAGTAGATCATCTAGTGCTAATGGATTACCAAGTCTATATTTTGATACTACAAAGGGTGGTGGAGAGTCTAGAATTAAAGCTTCCCAGAACATTCAATTTGAAGTTATTACTCCAAACGTTCAAACATTAACTCCTAAAGGAACTGCAATAACATCTAGAATGAGAACTGTTACTGCAAGAAGTGTAAGTGGTATTGAAACATCATTTGAGGATGAAGGGTTCCAAGGAATTAGGTTAAATGATTCCAATTATCTTGAAACACCTCGGATGATTGCTTCTAAGGTTAATGAAGATAGTAAATTAACTTCTCTTCCTGGTAACAAGTCATTCAATCTACAGTGTGATTTTGATAGTGATGATCCTAATGTATCACCTGTTATTGATATTGATAGAGTAAGTGCCATTCTTACAACTAATAGAATTGATGATCCTATTGATAACTTTGCTCAAAATTCTTTAGTTAAGATTGCAGGTCAAGATCCATCTTCTGCAACTTATGTTACTAAGAATATTGGTCTTAAAGTTCCTGCCACAGGAATTAAAGTTCTATTCTCTGGTAATAGATCATCTACTTCTGATATCAGAGTAGCATATGCTATCTTTAGACAAGATGAGGCAGAAAATGAAATGCGTTATGAACTCTTCCCTGGTTATGATAACCTTGATGAGAATGGAATAATCATTAATCCTCAAGGTAATACAGGTCTACCTGATCAATTTGTTGCTCCTTCACAGGGATTAGATGATTTCCGTGAATATGAATTTACTATTGAAGACTTGAGAGAATTTACTGGATTCAAGATTAAGGTTATAATGACAGGAACTAATCAGGCTAAACCACCTAGAGTTTCTGAATTTAGAGCGATTGCATTATCATGATACCAGTAAAAGATAATCATGCTCTTTATAGAGATGAGAACTCAAACGCAATCGTTTCAACTGATATGACTGAGTACAAAAAGTACATTCAGGCTCGTAAACATAAACAAAGTGAACGTGCTGAATTAGATGAACTTAAAGGTGAAATCAAAGAGATTAAGGAAATGTTAAGGAGTATTGTAAATGGCAACTAGAACCTTCACATTTGATTCAACATCTGACTATCCATCTGTTGTAGATTTGGTAGTTAATGTTGGTGCGTCATTTACTTGTACGTATACAGTAAATGATACGTCTGGCACTGCAATAGATTTTACTGACTATACTGCAGAATCTTCTCAGATGGCCAAATATGTTGGAGCTGCTGCAACAGCAACTTTTACTGTTGGTTTTTCTAGTGCTTATGATGGAAAAATGTTTATTGGGTTAACCACGACTCAAACATCAGAATTGACGGAAGGAAGACATGTATATGACGTTAATGTTAAGACCGGAGATACAGTTTATAGGATTGTAGAGGGTCAAATTATGGTGAGGGGTGGTATATCATCCACTCTTTGATAAATACTTAGAAAACTGGTGATATGTCAAAGCCTGCTTCTAGAACAGAATTAATAGAATACGGGAAGAGACAATTAGGTGCTCCCGTTCTCGAAATAAATGTTGCTGATGAACAGATTAGTGACTTAGTAGATGATGCATTTCAGTTTTGGAACGAGAGGCATTATGATGGTGTAGTTAAACTACCATTAAAGTATCAATTTACTGATGATGATATTAGTAGAGGTAATGGTACAGTAGGAATTGTAACAACAACTGTTACCCAACCAGCAAGTACAGGTATAGGAACTACTGCTGGTGCTGATGCTACATTTAAGTTTGAAGAGAATAGTA